TGTGACTTTATTGTCTAAACTGTCCAACTTCATATTGAGTTGGCGGTAACGCTCAGCACATAATTCCACATGAGCCTCCAAATTTTCACGTTCAATGTCGCTAGCTGCCATATTATTTAAATTTTAGGTAAAGGTAAACAGCATACTCAAGTATACCATTATAATATTTAATCCAAACCTCGGAAATATATGTTTTTAAGTAATCCCTTGGTATAAAACACTGGATCCGGAAGGTCTATGGTCTCGTTTAAACCCTTTATAATGGGGACTTCATTGAAATCGTACTCTAATCTTTCATATGGGGCTTGTTCAGTACCAAATATGTTGTCAAACTCGATAGTGAAGATAAACTTCCAGCAACGGTGGGTGCCACGATAATAGCCACCAAATTCATGGTGCTCCATGAGCACCATGCGTGGACTAGCTGGAACTGCTTCAACTGTGGTTTGGGTGCGTAGATTTATGATTTGAAATGCAGTTTCCCAGTTTCTTTGCTGGTTACGTTCTAATTGATTAACAGTAGAATTATCAATTACACCTGTGGCTGTGATGTCAACCAAAGAGTATATACAGAATTTACGTGATGCCATGCAGATATTTATAGGCTCGCAGCATGGCCAAAGAAAAAGCCCTACCTAGTAGGGCTTTTGCTGTACTAATAACAGATTAAAATACTGTTGCTGGCAATGTGTTAGTGCATGTGATACCAGTTACTGGGCTATTAGCACCAGTAGCAATTGCTGCACCTTCAATGATCATGCTAACATTGTTATCTGTACCAGCTGTGAAATCACCAATCGCTGTGATTGTGCTAGTCTGTTGGATTGCTTGAACTAGGGCTTCTAGATCAGCTTGTCCAGCAGCAGCACTAGCGGTGCTAATACCAGTAAAATGCTGAATGAATAGGTCGCGACCTACTTGCTCCATTGGAGCTGCTTTTCCATTATCTCTTGTAAATACGGCCATTTTGGTTTCCTTTCTTTTCTAATTACGCTGTAGCGTATGTTTTTATTTATCCAAATGATAAATTTTAGCCTATGTTATTCCTAACTGCGATCTAGCTTGCTGAGCGGCTCGTTGCTGCTTTTGAGCACGTTTCTGCGCTGCCTGCTGTGCTGGCGTTATGTTATAGGGGGTAACTCTTTGATTAGCGCGGTTATAGCTGATATTGAGTTGATCAATTAGTTGCGGATCAGTAACTACTTTATTAGTATAGTTATCGGTCCATTTGTCATTAATTACATCATACTCATAACCCCTGCCATTATAAGGATGGCTTCTTACCATGCGACTAGGACTAGCTGATCTACCGGGATTGAACGCAGGAGTAGCCGGTGGTGCAGCGGGCTTTGCAGCCGGTGCTGGTGCCGGGGTTGCTGTAGCAGTCGGTGCTGGTGGTGGTGCAGGCGCAGTTGGTGGCGGTTGATTTAAGCTATTGTAGTACTCATTAGTTCTGTCTAACAGGTACTTGCTCATGCCTTGAAAATCATTTGCACCAGACAGCTTGGGTGCAGGAATTTTAGTTAGAGTACTGGGAAATGCTTGATCAGCGAATGCCAAAAGCTCATTATTAACGTTGTAGTTGGGCTCATATTGCATGTCTCGGCGTGATTGTGCAAGCCAGTCATTATACAATCGTTTGTGAGTTCTTTTAGGATACCCAGCTTCAGATGGATCGCCTAGAGAATTAACTTTCTGCTTTAAATTGGCCCAATGCCCGCGTAGGCTATCAAGTGGCCCTTCGGTGATTACTTCATTAACTTTCATCTTTTAGCTTCCGTATGCCACGAGAGAATTTGCTAGTATCCCCACTACGGATGCTATTAACTAGTCTACGTTCTAGTTCTACAGCAGTTTCATTGTCATAGTTTTCTCGAATAAACTGTAATAGGTTGATAGCGCCTTGTATGACATTGGCTGCACGAGATTCTACAAAGTTTTCTTTGTCTCTACTTAACCTAAACGTATCAAGCTCGTTTAAAATACTACGAGTATGCTTCTGCAAAATAGCCTCCGTGATAATTTATTTATTAAATTATACGTTTGAGCTCTTTAAGCCTGCTATCATTTGCTTGAGCTTATTACTTTCTACCGATACACCACGTGGTGATGCAGTTTCAGCATCACGCATGGTAGGTACAGTTTTAATTTTTTCCATAACTGACGACGCTGTGCTACGATATTGGCTTTCTGTGTCTTCACTAAAACCGGGATCTGTAATACGCATGGTTTCAATATTGTAGTCTAAGTCAATTTTCATGCCCACACCAGTCGAACTACGAGACTTCATACACTGTATTTGATACTTGCCACGTTCACGCATGGCTCGTGACGTAAAGATACCAAACACGTTGTCTGCTGTGTTAATCTTACTGATACCACCTGAGATATGACTATGATCAAACTCAACTTCTTCTACTGCGGATCTATTCAACTGTGACGCTGTGATCATAAGCACGCCTAGTTCTTTGCTTAGATTACGTAGTTCTTCACTAACGTACTTGTCTTTAACAAACAAGTCATTGGGACTCACTTTGGCACTGACTGGCATTAACAAGTCTAAATAATCAACCATGATAAAGTCTACACGATGACTGGTTTGGATCTGATACTCTTTAACAAAACTGCGTATATCATTAATAGTACTCTGCGCTGGTAGGTACTTTACACGATATGCTCCGGACTTTTTAGCCACCATTCTGACTTTTAGTACAGTATTGTCAATGTCTTTTCTAATATCCCTGGTGCTTTGATCAGTCAGCATGGCATCAGTCCGCAAACTAGTTAATTCTTCACTGAGTTCTAGTGTGATGTAAACACCACTCAAGCCCATTTGTAACCAACTCAGTGCTATATTCATCATGACCAAGCTCTTACCTGATCCTGATCCACCAGCAAAGATATTGAGTTCACCTCGACTAAAGCCACCATACAAAATCTTGTCTAGCTGTGGCCACCCTGTACTGACTTGTCCACCTGAATTAAAGTATCTATTGATACGATCGCTGGGGTTGTCCCAATAGTCTGTGCCCATGTCTTTGGTCAAGCTAATCTGTACTGCATCTTTGACCAATCGTTCTACAGGATCATACTCGCCCTTTTCAATCAAGTCTGCGGCTTTGAGAATCGCTCGTTCTAGTTCTTGTCTCCGTGTAAATTGCTCAAACTCGGCCATAAACCAATCAAGGTGCCCGGTATCAAGGTCAGGCACTAAACGTAGTTCTACGCCAGTCACAGCCCTAATCTGATCAATTGTAGGCAGCACTGTATGCCGAGCCGAGTGTTCTGCAATAAAAGTAGCAGCTTCACGTATAGTACGATCAAAGTTTTCGGCATTAAAGATATTTTGCACTCGCACAAAACTTTGTGCGTCGGTGATCATGATTTCTAAGAACAACTTTTGTAAATCAGTGGAGTATTTCTTTTCCATACTAGGTATATAGTTTCTTACGCATTAGTTCAATTTTTAAACGACTGGTTTGTTTAGCTGCTAGAATAGTTTTTAGTACAAATAATTTACCATATTGAATTACTGCTTCATTAATATCTTTGGCTGTTTCATGCCAAACCGGAAATGTCACAGCCCAGTTGTACTCAATAGCAGCATCAATCAGTTTAGTGCCAGCACGATCCCGGTCTGGTACCAAAATAACTTCCCGCCCTAGGCTGTCAATGATGTCAGCTTGCTGCTCATTGCACTCATTGCCTAGTATGGCTACTCCATCTATGCTAATAGCATCAAATGGACCTTCGCAGACTAGAACAAACTGCGCTGCACGAGGCTGACGATCTAGGTTGAATACGTAATTAGGAGGATGCTGACTGTAATACTTAGGGCGAACTTGTGGATCCCATGCTCGGCTAGTAAAACCTATGAGTTGATTGTTCCATGTAAATGGCACTATGACTCTACGATTAAGATTGTGGTCAGTTCTTTTACTTACTAACAAAGGGTACCGATCTAGATCAATAAGACGCTGTTGGCAGTAAGCTAGAGCTTGTGGGTCTTGATCTACTAATTCAACATCATCGGGCAAAGGCCTTGGACTAAACTCAATTGGCGCAATTTCGGGCTCGGCTGTGTCTTTAGGTACCAAATCTCGAACACGCACTGCTTCAATAACCAAACGTCGAATAGTATTATCATCAGCACCTAACCAAGACAATAGTTTTCTAAATTGGTACCCAAGATGCCAACCTGGGCGATATCCGGTCTTAAAATTACAGTTAAAACAGTGATAAGTCACTGTACCATCTGGATTGGCTATTACCCCACCGCGACTGCGCGAATCTGGATTATGACCACGATGTTGACAACATGGGGCATTAAAGCTAATCCAGCCGTTGGCCCCACGGCGACGCCGTCCGGGTAGCAATTGAAGTAAAGCATCTTGAACAGCAGTCAACATCTTTAACAGTATAAACTGTTAAGCTAGTAAAGTCAAGACCGAGTTACCAAGAAATTGTTCCAGTTCCGCCAGTAAATTTATAAACTTTATAGCCTGGTCTCGAGCTGGTGTCAGGAGATGTATTTCCTCCACTACCATTACTAATTAATCCTGCACCAACACTAGCTAAACTTGCGTATGAACTTGAATAGGCAATAATGACTATACCAGAGCCACCAGCCCCGAGGCTTGGTGCTGCACAATTGGTGCCGCCCCCACCGCCTCCAGTATTTGGTGAACCAGAAGTCCCACAACCAATTCCAACACCCCCAGTTCCGCCCCCACCGGTACCACCGGCACCACCTGGGAATCCAGTATCGTATATAGTACCACCCCCGCCACCTCCAGCATAAGTTACAGATACACCAGAAATTGATGATGAAGCCCCGTTGCCACCTTTGCCTCCAGCAGAAGTTGCACCATTAGTTCCAGTTTGGGTAGCACCACCGCCCCCGCCTCCAGCAGAATTTGTTCCTTGGTTGCTAGTGCCACCCCCACCTGTGTTGCCTTGGCTAGGAGAAGTTGCTGGTGAGTTTCCGACACCCCCACCTGTTTGATACCCACCTGCTCCGCCACCGCCAGAACCGCCACTTCCTCCAGAAGGACCACCATCTCGACTAGCCCCACCGCCGCCACCATAAGATCTAATTGTGTTTGTTCCTGCGCCCGACGGGCTTTCTGTTATTGTCGAACCGCTTATATATGAGTCTACGCCTTTGGATCCAGCACTGGCATTGCTTGATGCACCAGCTCCACCAGCTCCTACACTTATAGTATAATTGACACTAGCAGACACAGATAAACTAGGACCAGTTCTAAAACCACCAGCCCCGCCACCGCCACCTGCTTGGCCACCACCACCTCCGCCACCGGCAACTAGAAGATATTCGACATTTGGTGGCGGGATTGCAGAATCAGTCGTAATCGAATTACTTGAAGAACTAGTTAAACTATTGCCTAAACTATTGGTTGCGTATACTGTAAATGTATACGCGGTCCCAGCAGTTAGCCCAGAAACAGTAATAGTACCAGACCCAGATTGATTTAGTGTAGCAGTAATACCACCAGGCGAACTTACAGCGGTATAGCTGGTAATCGCCGATCCATTATTAGTTGGGGCAGTAAAAGAAATCGTAGCAGTGGTTTGACCTGTAGTAGTAGCTGTACCAATTATAGGCGCTTCAGGGACCGTAGCTGGTACTACGCTAGAGCTTGATGTAGTATTGGGACTGTTGCCTCTACTGTTTGTAGCATAAACTGTAAAAGTGTATGTGATTCCAGCGGTTAGGCCACTAACTCTAATAGTGCCAGATCCTGATTGATTTAAAGTTCCTGTTATACCGCCCGGTGAACTTACCGCAGTGTAGCTGGTAATAGGAACACCGCCGTTACTGGCTGGTGCAGTAAACGGAACATCAACACTAGTACCGCTACCATTGACTCGTGTTGGTGTGCCTACTGCGGGCAATCCTGGACGTCCCGGACCGCTTTTCCCAGCGGCAAGACTTGAACTAAAACTAGCTATGGATCCAAATACTGGCATATATTAACCAAAACTCGATAATTGACCTAACACTGTATAAGTGCCGCTACTGTTTAAAATGCTGAACGAAACAATGTCTCGCTTATTGGCATTGCCAGTTGGTGTCACGCCACTTTGCCATAATATGGTTTGACTAGCTCCACTGATTTGTACTGCACTTGGTATGTATGCTGTTGCACCTTGTGTTATAATTATGGCCACTGCTGTGGCTGTACCTGAGTTTAGATTTAAATTAGTAAAGTTTGCAGTAAAGTTTGCTGCTACACTAGTATGCGTAAAAATTTGCCCGGTGCTACAATCATGCGAAACAACACCAGTTGCCCCACTTAATGCGTTAAATGATTCATGACTTTGTTCAGTACGTAGCACACCTGTTAAAGTAACATCAGCCGCTGAGACTGTGCCAGTAAAGGTTGGACTTGAACTAAACACCACAGTACTGGTGCCAGTTTCATCTGTCAAGGCACTAGCTAAATTACTACTACTTGGTGTTGCTAAGAAAGTGGCAATACCTGCACCTAGTCCACTTACTCCTGTACTGATTGGCAGACCCGTTGCGTTAGTTAATGTAGCACTTGAAGGCGTACCCAGTGCAGGAGTCACAAGTGTTGGGCTTGTGGATAGCACAACGCTACCAGAGCCTGTTGTTCCATTACTTAAATTACTGGCTGCAATCTGACTGCCATTAATGTGTACAGCAGCAACGTCAATAGTACCTAACGAGCCGGAATAGACTTCACCTGAGTTAGTACCATCAGGAATAAATGTCAACTTACCAGTGCTAGCGTCAAATCCAAAGAAACCAATTTTGGCTGCGCTACCATTGTGCCAACGGAATTCGATACCACGATCTTTACTGTCGTTAAACAGCGGAGCGGTATCCCCACCTAAAGTCAATAAAGGATCATCAATAGTGGCAACTGTGCTATTAACTGTGGTAGTGGTACCATTTACAGTAAGATTACCAGTTATGGTAAGTTCAGCCACAGGACCAATTACTGGATTGGTTAATGTGGCGTTTGTAATAGTTGGCCCATTAGCAAACACCAATGCACCAGATCCAGTTTCATCACTGATAACTCCAGCTAGTTCGGCTGATGTTGTAGCTGCAAATACACTTAATTTATTTGTAGTGTAAACAACTGTACCGCCCCCACCAAACGCCACAGCACTAGAGTCCGTGCCAGTAAAGGTCAATGTGTTGGTAACTGCTAGTGTTTTACCATCTGTGATTGTTAGTGTAGCACTATTAGTTGGCGTAGTAATATTAAGTTTATTAATACTTGTCGCTGTTGCTGCACCTAGCACAGGAGCGATCAAGGTTGGTGCATTAGCAAATACTAATGATCCTGAGCCGGTCTCGTCTGTGATCACTGAAGCTAGTTCAGATGAGCTAGTTGGACTTAGTTCACTTAATTTTCTACTGGTATAGAGTACAGTACCACCAGATCCAAAATTAATAATACTAGAATCACTGCCAGTAAATGTCACTGAATGATTAACTGTTAGCATCTTGCCATCAGCTATGGTCAGTGTAGCCGTACTGGCTGGTGCTGTAATTGTTAATTTATTAATTGATGTAGCTGTGGCTGCGCCTAACACTGGAGTTGTCAGTGTTGGACTTGTGGCAAATACCAAGGAACCAGTTCCGGTTTCATCTGCCATAATACTGGCTAGATCACTACTGGTAGTTGCAGCAAATTGAGCTAAATTACCAGACTTATAAGCGACCGGTCCACCTGCTCCCAAATTAACAGTGATTGAATCTGATCCAGAAAACGTTACTGTATTATCAACTAATAAAGTTTTACCATCTGAAATTGTCAATATTGAACCATTAGTTGGCGCAGTAATTGTAACTCTGTTAATGGTTGTAGCTGTGGCAGCACCAAGTGCCGGTGTTACCAATGTTGGACTAGTAGCAAACACCAGTGATCCAGAACCAGTTTCATCTGTGATTACACCGGCTAGTTCGCTGCTGGTAGTTGTAGCAAAAGCATTTAACTTATTGGCCACATAAGCAACTGTTCCGCCTGTGCCAAAGTTGACAATATTGTTATCTGTTCCAGAAAACTGTAACGAGTTATTAACAGTTAATGTTTTTCCATCAGAAATAGTTAGTGTAGCGCCTGTGGCAGGAGCAGTAATAGCTATTCTGTTGACACTTGTAGCTGTGGCTACACCCAATGTTGGTGTAACTAGAGTTGGGCTAGTGGCAAATACTAAGGAACCAGTTCCGGTTTCATCTGCTATGATACTGGCTAGTTCACTGCTGGTGGTTGATGCAAACTGTGATAGATTTCCTGATAAGTATCCAACTGTGCCACCAGCTGCAAGATTAACAGTAATTGCATCTGCGCCGGCAAAAGTAACTGTGTTATTGACCAGTAAGGTCTTGCCATCGGCAATGGTTAGTGTAGAACCTGCGGCAGGTGCAGTGATACTAACTCGGTTAATGGTAGTAGCTGTGGCAACACCTAACACTGGTGTAATTAATGTTGGTGTATTGTCAAATACAAAACGTCCTGTACCGGTAGCTCCTGTACTGGTTACCCCTTCAATTGTGGGATGATTATTAATGGTTGGTGCATCAATATAAGGAGTAATTATGGTTTTGTTTGTCAGTGTTTCTGCACCGGCCAATGTGGCCACAGTACCGGTAATTGGTAAATTTAAATTTGTAGAACCCGACAGCGATAATACTAGGTTATGAGCACCAGATGTAGCAAAATCACCACCTAGTGTTATAGTTTTGGTGCCATTATTAACACCAGTACCCCCATAAACAGGACTGACAATATTGGCTTGCCATGTACCGGTCGTAACAGCACCAACCGCAGTTAGACTAGAGTTTACAACTCCGGTACCTAGTGTGGTAGCTGATAATACTGGGTTATTTGCTATGTGATAAACTTTTGTAGACGCAAGATTAAGATGTTCACTGCTGTTAAATGCTGAGCCGACATTAACCCAGTTAAATGTCTTGGTAGTTGCCCCTTGTATAGTAAAACCAGCACCATCGGCAGTAGTGTCATCGGGGCTAGCAGTCTTAGCTAGCTCAATATTTTTATCTGCCACAGATATTGTGGTAGACTGTATAGTACTTGTAGTGCCAACCACAGTAAGGTTACCAGTAACCACCAAGTTGGTACCAATGCTAGCAGCACCAGCAACTACCAAATCAGTGCCAATATTAGCAGACCCGCCAACAGTGATTGTGCTTGGAAGTGATAGTGCGCCTGGCAATGTTAGGCTAGCATCTGGCGCAAAAGTCCATGTGCCACCAGATGTTTGTAATCTTAAGATACCATGAAATAAACTGTTAGTACTGTTAGTACCAGCACGTATTAATACATTACCGGCCTGAGCTATGTTGGTAGCATTACCTGCTAGCAATGACACAGCACCACCTGAACCTAAATTAGACGATCCACCAGTAAACGATAATCCCCCACCTGCACCAGAATTGGTAGATCCCGCCACAAAAGTGAACCCGCCGCCATTACCAATTACGGTAGAGCCTGCTGTAATTGA